AAGATAGTAATGTAGTTTTTTATCCAAATAAAGATGGTAGATTTTTAATTTCTTGGGTACCACCTAAACATCTTCAAAACCGTGTAATAATAAAGAATGGATTAAGGTATCCAGGTAATGAACACTGCGGAGCGTTTGGTTGTGATAGTTATGATATATCAGGAACGGTGGATGCAAGCAGAGGATCTAATGGTGCTTTGCATGGGTTAACTAAGTTTTCTATGGAAGATGTTCCACCTAATCATTTCTTTTTAGAATATATTGCAAGACCTCAAACAGCTGAGATGTTTTTTGAAGATGTTTTAATGGCGTTAGTATTTTACGGTATGCCAATACTTGCAGAGAATAATAAACCAAGATTGCTTTATTATTTAAAAAGAAGAGGGTATAGAGGCTATTCAATTAATAGACCTGATAAAGTTTGGAATAAATTATCGCCAGCTGAGAAAGAAATTGGCGGAATACCAAACTCGTCGCAAGATATAATGCAAGCGCACGCATCGGCAATAGAAACGTATATTGAAAACAATATTGGTTTTACAAATGGATCTTATGGCTCAATGTACTTCCAAAAAACATTAGAGGATTGGTCAAGGTTTAATATAAATAACAGAACAAAACATGATGCATCTATTAGTTCTGGATTAGCTATAATGGCTTGTAATAAACATTTGTATACGCCAAGTATGCCTTATGAAAGGCCAAAGTTTGAATTAGGATTTAAGAAATATAATAATAGTGGAGACAATTCACAAATAATACAATAAATGGTTTATACTAATAGTAATAGTACATTTCCAAGTCAGGTAGTACCGGATGAAGAAAAACAAAGTTTAGAGTATGGAAAACAAGTAGCTCAAGCAATTGAATATGAGTGGTTCAATAATAATGGTGGCGCGGGTAGTATTGGTGGTATTTCCGGAGGCGGAATGCCTGGTGGAAGATGGGGAACTAACTGGCAAAAATACCATAATTTAAGACTGTACGCAAGAGGTGAACAACCGGTTCAAAAATACAAAGATGAATTATCTATTAATGGCGACTTATCATATTTAAATTTAGATTGGAAACCAATACCAGTTATATCAAAATTTGTTGATATTGTTGTTAATGGTATATCTAGTAAAGCATATGAAATAAAAGCTACAGCACAAGATCCTTTTTCAATACAGAAAAAAACTAAATATTCTCAAGGATTACTTAGAGATATGATGGCTAAAAAGTTTTTAGAGAATATGAAAGGTACCTTGGGTATAAATTTATATAATACACCAAATCCAGATAGTTTGCCATCTGATCAAGATGAACTTGAATTACATTTGCAATTAAATTATAAACAAGCGGTTGAGATTGCGGAAGAAGAATTAATAAATAATTTTTTAGCTAATAATAAATATGATTTAATAAATAAAAGATTAAATTATGATTTAACTGTAATAGGTATTGCCGCGGCTAAAACAAATTGGAATAGAGCAAACAGTATAACTATAGATTATGTTGATCCAGCTAATCTTGTTTATTCATACACAGAAGATCCTAATTTTGAAGATATATATTATGTTGGTGAAGTAAAATCAATAAGTTTAGAAGAATTAAAAAAACAATTTCCGGATTTATCAAATGATGATTTAAAGGAAATAGAAAAATACCAAGGTAATACAAGTTATGTTCGAAATTATAATGGCGCTTATCAAGATGGAAACATCGTTCAAGTATTGTATTTTGAATATAAAACATATTCTAATCAGGTATTTAAAATAAAACAAACAGAGCAAGGATTAGAAAAAGCTTTAGTTAAAACAGACTTTTTTAATCCGCCACCAAGTGATAACTTCAATGTAGTATCAAGATCAATAGAGGTATTATATAGCGGGGCTAAAATATTAGGACATCCAAAAATGCTTGAATGGAAATTAGCTGAAAACATGACACGTCCTGTAGCTGATACTACAAAAGTTGAAATGAATTATGCTATTACAGCCCCAAGAATGTACCGTGGAAGAATTGAATCATTAGTAAGTAGAATAACTACTTTTGCAGATATGATCCAATTAACGCATCTTAAATTGCAACAGGTGTTATCTAAAATGGTTCCTGATGGAGTATTTGTGGATGTAGATGGATTAGCTGAGGTTGATTTAGGTAATGGTACAAACTACAACGCGGCGGAAGCATTAAATATGTATTTCCAAACGGGTAGTATTGTAGGTAGATCAATGACTCAGGATGGCGGTCAAAATCCAGGCAAAGTACCTATTCAGGAATTACAAACATCGGCAGGTAGCGCAAAAATACAATCTTTAATTTCTACTTATCAATATTATTTACAAATGATAAGAGATGTTACTGGACTAAATGAAGCAAGGGATGGAAGTCTTCCAAACAGAGACATGCTTGTAGGATTACAAAAAATGGCGGCTGCTTCGTCTAATACTGCAACAAAACATATATTAGATGGAAGTTTATTTTTAACATTAAGAATTTGTGAAAATATATCTAAACGAGTTGCAGACGCTTTAGCATTCCCATTAACTGCAAATTCTTTATCGCAAAGTATATCTGTATTTAATGTACAAACATTGGAAGAATTAAAGAATTTAGAAATACATGATTTTGGTATCTATTTAGAATTAGAACCAGAAGAAGAAGAGCAAGCGCAATTTGAACAAAATATTCAAGTTGCATTACAAAACGGTGGAATTGATCTTGAAGACGCAATTGAATTAAGACAAATTAAAAATCTTAAACTTGCTAATCAATCTCTTAGATATAAGAGAAAGAAAAAGATGGAGCAGGATCAAGCTAATCAACAAGCTAATATTCAAGCGCAGTCACAAGCGCAAGCGCAGGCGGCGGAATCTATTGCAATGTCAGAAGTACAAAAGCAACAAGCATTAGCAGAAACACAAATTCAAATTGCACAAGCAAAAAATCAATTTGAAATACAAAAGATGGAGTTCGAAGCACAATTGAAGAAACAATTAATGTTAGAAGAATTCCAATTCCAAATGCAATTAGCTCAGGTTCAGGCAAATGCAGACGCGGAAAAATTAGGAAAATTAGAAGATAGAAAAGATGCTAGAGAAAAATTAAGAGGCACTCAACAATCTGAATTAATTAACCAAAGACAAAACAACACAATGCCTAAGGATTTTGAATCCGCTGGGTTTGATAATATGGGAGGGTTTGATTTAGCCCAGTTTGAACCAAAATAAATTTTATTAACAATTATATAATATTTTATCATGTCAGAACAAGTACAACAAGAAGGCGAGTTTAAGCTTAAAGCTAAGAAAACTACGCCTAGGAAATTAGTTAAAAATGATCAGCCAATAAAAGTTGATTTAACTATGCCTAAAGAGCAAGAGGAACCAATCAAAGTAGTAATTCCTAAAGAACAAACAAATGCCGTTCAAGAGCAAAGCCCAACAGAAAGCATGTTACGCACAGAACAACCCGAAGTGGAATTGCAAGAAGTGGGACAAGGAAACGAAGGGTCCACTGAAAATGTTATTGAAGAAATCAATCAACAAGAAGTAATTCAAGAAGCGGCAAATTTAGAACAAGAATTAAATAAGCAAGTTCAAGAACAAACAAACACGGGTAAAAAATTACCTGAAAACATAGAGAAATTAATTTCTTTTATGGAAGATACTGGCGGAACAGTTGAAGATTATGTTAGATTAAATACTGACTATTCAAATGTTGACAGTAATGCTTTATTAAAAGAATATTATAAAAATACAAGACCTCACTTAGATAGTGAAGAAATTGACTTTTTAATAGAAGACAATTTTGATTATGATGAGGATCTAGACGATGAACGCGATGTCCGTAAAAAAAGACTCGCTTTTAAAGAGGAGGTTGCAAAAGCTCAAAGCCATTTGGAACAAGTTAAGAGTAAATATTACGACGAAATCAAGTTGAGACCGGGCGTTACTCAAGACCAACAAAAGGCAATGGACTTTTTTAACCGATACAACAAACAGCAAGAATCAGCCGAAGCACAACACTTTAAATTTAAAGATGAAACTAAAAAATTATTTGCACAAGAATTCAAAGGTTTTGAATTTAATCTTGGTGAAAAAAGTTTTAGATACGGCGTTGCAAATCAAGAAGCGTTAGCTGAAAAACAATCTGATATTTCAAATCTTATTAAGAAGTTCTTAAATAAAGATGGAGAAGTTGCGGATGTTAAAGGTTATCACAAAGCGATTTATGCAGCAGAAAATGCGGATACTATTGCAAAACATTTTTATGAGCAAGGCAAAGCTGACGCTATTAAAGAGGTTGTTGCAAAATCTAATAATATAACTAATGCCCCTAGGACAATTCCTAATGGTGATGGTTTTATAAACGGATTTAAAGTTAAAGCTATAAATGGTGTTGATTCTTCTAAATTAAGAATACAAACAAAAAAATTTTAACATTAAAAACACACAATTATGTCAAACATGGTTAACTCGGTTACTGGAACGCCTTATGGTACTCTTAAACCGTCTCAAAAACAACAACCGTTAGAGTCTAATTATTTAAACTTTACAGGTGGGCAAAATGACTTTGCTCAACAATATTTACCTGAAATCTACGAAGCGGAAGTAGAACGTTATGGAAACAGAACTTTATCTGGATTCTTACGTATGGTAGGGGCTGAAATGCCTATGTCTTCTGACCAGGTTATTTGGTCTGAACAAAATAGATTGCATATTGCTTACAACAATGTATCTTGTGCTACTGCAACTACCTTAACATTCACTGTTGGCGGAACTGGTATTGGATTTGTTCAAAACGTTGTTTCTCCTGGACAAACTTTAGTGATTATGGATCCTACAACCGGAAAAGAATTAAAAGTTCTTGTTCAAGCTTCAAGTACTGCATCTACTACTGCTACTCTTACGGTTTATCCTTATACTCAAGCTAGTTTAACTTCTGGAAGTGTTTTATTCCCTGTAACTACAGTTGGTAATGGAGGTCTTAAGATCTTTGTTTATGGTTCTGAATTTATAAAAGGAACTACTGATGCATCTATCAACGCTGTAACCCCTTCGTTTACACAATATAATAATTCTCCTATCATTATCAAAGAAAGATACCAAATCTCTGGATCTGATACTGCACAAATTGGATGGGTTGAAGTTGCTACAGAAGACGGTACTTCTGGATATTTATGGTACTTAAAAGCTGAATCTGAAACAAGATTACGTTTTGAAGACTATTTAGAAATGGCGGTTATTGAAGGTGAATTAGCTGCGGCTGGATCAGGTGTAATAGGTTTAACTCCTGGTACTCCAAATACTAATGGCGTTATTTATAAAGGTACACAAGGTCTTTTTGCTGCGGTTAAAGAAAGAGGAAATATTGTAAATAACTTTACTGCTGCTTCAGGTTTATCTGATTTTGATTCAATCTTAAAGGGATTAGATACTCAAGGAGCTATTGAAGAGAACATGTTCTTCTTAAATAGAGCTACTTCTCTTGATTTTGATGATATGCTAGCTTCTTTATCTGCTGGAGCTGCAGGCGGTGTTGCTTATGGTTTATTTGAAAACTCTGAGCAAATGGCATTAAACTTAGGTTTTTCTGGATTTAGAAGAGGTTCTTACGACTTTTACAAAACTGATTGGAAATACTTAAATGATGCTTCTACTCGTGGAGGTGTGGCTAATACATCTATTGATGGTATCCTTATTCCAGCTGGAACATCTACAGTTTATGATCAAATGTTAGGTACTAATATTCGTAGACCTTTCTTACACGTTCGTTATAGAGCTAGTCAAGCTGACGATAGAAGAATGAAAAACTGGATTACTGGATCTGTTGGAGGTGCTTTCACTTCTGATCTTGATGCAATGCAGGTTCACTTCTTGTCTGAAAGATGTTTAGTTACACAAGCTGCTAACAATTTCGTATTGTTTACTGCATCAGTGTAAAAATATAGT